AGCTGATCCTTGACACCCTGCGGCAGCTTCCGCGCCCACTTGTCGATCTCAGTCCAAAGAACATCACTCAGCTGGTGCGCCGTGTTTGCCGTGACAGCGACCTTGCACGGATAATGGGTGCATAGCCACCACAAAGTAAGCCAAGAGAGAAACGCAGTCTTGCCAACACCGTGACCAGACTTGATCGCAACCCGGTCATTATTGGCCACCGCCATCAGAGCTTCGGCCTGCCACGGCTGAGGCTTGGCATCGAGCAAAGCCTCCACAAACATCACCGGGTCATCGTGGAACTGTATCAGTAGCTCAGAAATAGCGCTGGAGTTCATCTTTCACACTCTGTATCGCCTTCGACCAATCCATAAACTTGTGCTGGTAAAAAATCTCCATATTGTCATACCAGCGGGTTTCACGACTATAAGGCCACCAACGCCAGCAAGCATCATACCGGGACAGCATAAACACCTTCTTGCCCATACCACCAGCCAGGTGCGCTATCGCCGTGTCAACAGTCACGACAATATCCAGCTGCGAAATCAACGCAGCCTGATCCTCAAAATCCTTCACTTTTGAGCCGAAATCTATTGTGCCGGGAAGCCCCCACTCACGGACGAGATTGAACCAATTTGCTTCGGGCAATGCGGACATGATGTTGGCAGCTTCGCTTTGCGACATCGAACGCCTACGGTCGATAATATACGCTCCGTGATTGTCAGGGCGGGCGGCTCCACTCCAACACAGACCAATTCTTGGCACCCCCGTTTCGGTGGGGCCGATTTGGTTTGACCACTTGCTCTGGCACTCATCACTAGGCCGTAAATATGGCTCGCCATTAACGCTACTCCAGTCGTCCATAAACATCCGCAGCAAATCCATCGTCCACAAGTGATGGGTATATTCTTCAGGGTTGTCCTCATCGTGGAGCTGACACAGCCCGGAAGACAGCATCAACCTGTGCAGCGGCTTGGGAGCAGTCAAATACACCTCAGCGCCCATATCACGCAACATAGGCAACCAACGGCAAACCATCAAGGTGTCACCATAACCCTGCTCATGTCGCACGATAACCTTGGCACTGCCCCCCTCATAGGCCGGGATAGGAGCCTCATCACGCTGGAATATCTTTTTACGGCTCTCATAGAGCTGCAAACCACCCTCAGTATTGCCACAAGCCAGCATAGACAGCGCAAGAGTATGCTTGGTGACATCAGAATCAGGCTCAATGTTCAACGCCTGCAAAGCGTAATCCTTGGCCCTATCGAACTCTCCCAGGTCTACATACAACACAGCTAGATTATGCAGGACACGGTGATGGTCAGGATCAAACGCAAAAGCATGATGCAGAAGCTCCTTGGCGCGGTCATAACGCATCCTCTCACGGCAAATATTGGCAAGATTGGCCAAGACAGGCACACAGTCAGGATGCGTCTCCGCCGCCTGCTCCCAGACACGGGTGGCATACTCGTCCTTGCCAAGCTCCTTCAAGCAGAAGCCCAGCACATTGGCCACAAGCGGGTGATCATAATGGTCAAGGATTTCATTGCAGATGCGCGCAGCCTCTTGGTGAAAGCCGCTCTCCACAAGGTCGTGAACTTTCTGGAATTTTTTTTGGGCGGAATCCGGTGTCATGCTATCTCACAAGGGGGGGGTGGGGGATCAGAAGGGGTATATATATTTTCCCCCGCCCCGCCCGCGTGAGCAAAAGGGGGGGTGTCCAGTTGCGAATGATTCTCATTCTCACTCTACCATTGGTGATCAACTGTCGCATAATGTCCATTATGTAATCGGCTTTTGCGCCTTGAATAGCCGTAAGCCATTGATATTGTTGCGAGCGCATTGGTTGTGCATCCCATTGGTTGTTTATCCTTCGCCGACCGCGCCCAGTTGCGAGTGATTCTCATTCTCATCCCGCGTATCGGTTGCGCTACCAGTAGTGCTAATCCTACCCTCAACCACCATATCTCGTGCCTCCAGCGCCTTCTCTGCCTTCCGCTGCTCAATCCTCTGCTGCACAACCTTGAGCTCGTCCACGAGCGTTGCAGTGTGATTCACCTCAACCCTCTGTGTCTCCGCGCCGTAGAGCTTCGGATACAGCTTCCCGGCCCTCCACTTCTCTGTGTCAATCTGTAGCTTTGCTGCGTGGACGGCGATGACCCCAGCTTCTTTAGTCATCTCACCTGTATTTACCTTATCAACGATATCCGACAGCCCCGCCTGTATGTCTTCGATGCGCTGATCGCTGTGCTGCGCTCTGATCTCATTGGCAATGCGATACCGCTCCCGCAGCTCTGCGTCAGTCTGCATCCACCGCCATATTGTGCTGAAATTAGGCAGATCAGGATTATCCCTGCACACCTGCACAGCGGACTTACCCTCCAGCAGCTTGTCTAAGAACAGCTGGACAATCTTCGGGTCTTTTTTGGATCGTCTGCCCATAAGCTCTTATAGCCTCGCCTAAAGTGTATTGCAATGAGTTCAGCTAAGATGCTTGCGTTATTCTATATCTCCACCCCCTGCCGCCGAAGCTCTGAGATCATGTCAGGCCGGTGATTGATGTAATACTTCTTCACCGCGTCATTCAGGCCTTCCCATTCCGCTGGGGAATACATCTTCTTGCTGCCGGGCAACCAGTCACCATTCCCCCCGCCGCGATATGCCGATTGCTGGCGTTTTAAGACCCGTGGAGCGCGTTTAGCCTCTCTCCGGCACCAACCCTGCCAGAAAGCCTTAACAGAGGCGTATGAAGCCTTATTGCCATTCTGTTCGTCCCATAGGCGGATGGTGGTCAGTATGTCATCAGCATCCAGCCCCAGGTCGGCAGCATATTTCCGATCATCATCATCAGGTGACCAATCAGACAAAAGCTGTTTTCTCTTATTATTATTTTTATTGTTATCTATTGTTCGGGTGACAGAGCTGTGACGCCCCCCGGGTGACAGAGCTGTGACACCCGTGTCAGTGTGACGCCCCCCCTCCAAACTCAACCCATAATGGTTTGTCTCTGTGCCAAGATCGCTTATCTGTCGTGTCAAATAGCCTTCTTCTTCGAGCCATCCGACCTTCCTCTGAACAGTTCTCCTGCTGCAACTTGCGGCAGTGGCAAGCCAAGCGACTGACGGCCAAGCATAGCCACGGTCGTCATTGTATCGGTCTGCAATCCCGATCAGCACCAGCTTGGCTATCGGATCGCTTATCTGCTGTTCCAAGGCCCAGCTCACAGCTTTAATCGACATAAGGCTCTCCCATTCTCAGCACCTCTTCCATCTTCATGTCATACGCCAGCGCAGCATATCCGGCAATGTCGATATAGGTGTCATCATTATCGTTCTCATTAAGCCTGCAGAGCTTCAGGGCGATCATGCAGTTTGCCACATCGGTTGCACTGATCTTTACGCCAAGCAATATCGACCATACCTGTGCCACTTGCTGAAAATTGTCCACCGGATCGCCATAATCTTTGCGGCGGTCTTCAACAGTTTCATCCACAATCTCAAGAAATTTACTTACGGCCATTCTCTAATCTCCTTACTGTCCAGCGGTAAAGATCAAGCCTTATCTTTAGGTTGTTAATCTCCCGGCCAAACATAACCGGCCCATCGAGTAGCGCCTCAAGTCTTGCGACCTCCCGGCGATACATATTTATCATGCTGTAGTCCCTCATAGCAGCCTGAACCCCTCTATATCGTAATGCGCTACCAGCCCTTGATCCTGCCAGTCTCCCCGGTCTTTCCTGCCGCCGTAGCCGACACCGTAGAACGTATCAAGCATATCTAAAGTGCCAAGCCTCCCGCATGACCACTTCACCACCAAATAGCAAGGCAGCTTGGTCACATCATGCAGCTCTTTTGCCGCCATAACCTTATCCAGATTCACAACGCTAGTGCTGTATCTCTGCATCGGGAATGTCCGCACCTTCACTTCGGCGAAGAACCAAGGCCGGGATGCCCTGTCGAGCTTATGCACAGCATAGTCCAGCCCGTAAGTTATCGGCAGCTTTCGATAGTCAGCCCCGAGTTTGCTAGTGACGACCTCAATGACATCGCGCTCGGCCTGTCGGTCTTGCTCGCTTTCATATCTAGGCCGGTTCATCTGCCCAGCCCTCCCGCACAAGCATCAGCCAAGTGCCAAGCGTTATCTCTACGCGGTCCTCTTTCTCAGCATAGTCAGCATTGAGGCTGGACAGCTTCACAATGCAAAATGGCTTTTGCCGGTCATAGCGCACGACCAGCACCGGCTCGCAGCATTGAGCATTGGCAGCCTCTTCTGCCTGCCGCCACCACGCCGGGTCATACCGCTGGCCCCGCTGCACCGCACGGCGCTTGCACTCGATAACCCAGCCGTCAACCCCTATAAGGTCGCCGCGCTGTGATACTTGATACTGTTGCAAGTCCCGGCGCACTTCCACGCCAAGAGCGTCTTTAATTTCTGCGGCGATTTCACGCTCGAAGCCTGCGCCGCGCTGTCTGCTGTTCATGTCCTACCTCCCAGATTTAACTCTGCCAATAAAATATACAAGCTAAAGCCGCAGCTCGGATGCCGTCTGGTCAGTCATGTCCCTCAGCGCAATCCAGTCCCTCAGCTCGATCTTGCCATTCGACAAGGTGTAGAGCTTCATCATATTTGCAGATGACGGGAAGGTCTTACCATAAAGCCAATGATGAACCGCGACTGACGATACATTCAGTTC